AATTCACCGGGTAACGGCGAGACTGTTTCCACGACGAACCCCGTATAGGTGTTTTTCTTGTTGGTTATGCAGTGGCCGGCTGTTCCGCCGGCTCATCGCGATAGAAGAAAGCCAAGATGTCGGCCTTGGAAATCGGTGCGTTGAATGCTGCGCACGCGTCTGCCAAGCCCTGCATCAGAGCTGCCTTAGGCATCTTTCGGCGAAACATCAAATGCACGTCGATGTATTTGGCGCTTGTTCCAGCCAGTTCAGCGAAACGTGCTCGATCTTCGGCCGACAAGCTTCGATAGAACGTTTTGAAATCCATTTGAGGTCCCTGTGAGTCAACTAGAACTGCTTGATACAGATCATATACCTCGTGGGTATCTATTTGCAAGCGAAAATATACCCACGAGGGAGATTTACCCAACTGGTAAGCCGCCGCATCATTCGGGGATGGATATCAACGAAATTCGGCTGAAGAACTTGAGAGAGATCGCCCAAAAAGAAGGCAGCGTTGCGGCGTTGGCGCGGAAGATGGATATGAGTTATGCGTTGCTGCAGAACTACATAGGAAAGACGCCTATAAAGCGCATTGGCGATAAGACAGCGAGAAAGGCCGAAGAAGCATGTTTGCTGCCGCGTGGCTGGCTCGATAAGTTGCAGACCGACGAAGGTAACGTCGTCGAGGCGAAACCCGCGTACTGGCCGTTTCAGATTGAACGCAGCAGATTCGATGCACTGCCAAAATTAGAAAAGGACCGAATTGGCCGATTCATACGAGACACCGTAGAGACGTGGGAGGCGACCCAAGACTCGGAAATCAGGAAGGCCGGATAAGAGGCCCGCCTATCAGCGCAGTCGTATTGCAGTTCCCCATCAAACTTGGGGCCAAGAAGAACCTGAGGCCATCCAAAAGATAAGCAGTCGAGAAGCCCGCCGAGGAGCGGGCTTTTTGTTGTTTAAAAAATATACCTCGGGGGTATTGACTAGCATCTACCTGCTAGGTATAGTTACCTCACTGACCCAACAAACAGTGAGACGCGAAATGAGCACCGTCACCCCCATCAACGTAACGCGCATCGGCGACACGATCTTCGATCGCGAGCTGGACGCGCTGGACGAAGCGCAGTACCAGGCCGAACGCCGCGTCGAACTGATCCATGCCCGCGTCAATGAGTTGCAAATCAAGCGCATGGCCGATCTCTCGTTCGATGACCTGGAACTGTCGCTTGAAGCGCTGACGACGCCGTCGTTTCGCAACTGCCTGATGGCGATCCGCGAAGGCCTGATTACCCGCGACGTGACGTTCGTGCCAATGCTGCTCGGAATGATCGAAGGCTTACTGGTACGCAGCTCGTTCGATCAGGCCCGCGCTGAGATCAATGCACTGGACGCACTCAAGTCTGGCGATCGTCACTGATGACCGAAGCCGAATCAGCAGACGTCGAACTGTTCAATCGAATTTTCTGCACCGTCACCGGATTGATTTTCACAGTACTGGCATCCGCCACGCTGATTTTGTAGGACCGGCGCCTGACCGACTCAGGCAACACACGAGGGAGTTTTGAAATGAGCAAGTTTTTAATCGCAGCAGCAGTCGCAGCATTCGCAATGACCAACTTCACGAGCGCGTATGCGGGTGGCTCGTTCGGCATTAACGGCGGCTTCGGTTCGTCAACGAGCACGACAGGCGGTTCGCAAGCCGAGTCAGGCGTCAATGGCACGGGTTACAGCACGCAGTCCACGTACTCGCAAGGCTTCGGCAAGGCACAAGGCACGACCGGCTTTACTTCGACGGGCTTCAACGGCAACAGCTCGTCGTACAGCGATCAGGCATCGGGTGGCACGTCAACGAGCACGGGCTACACGAACGGCGGCGGCTACGGCGATTCGAAATCGGGCGTCGCGACAAACACGGGCTCGTATGGTTTCGGCAACGTGTCTGGCTCGTACAGCTACCAGTTCTAAAAGAAAAGCCCTTGTCTGCTGAGAACAGACAAGGGCTCCGGCCAACACATTCGAGGGAATGGTCATGAAACGAATTACGACGGGATTGATGGTAGCACTTTTGGCGATCGGGCACGCACATGCGCAATCGACATCGAACGCGCAGCAGTCGAGCACTTCGCAATCTGTCGCGCAAGGAACGATTCAGTTCTCGCAGACGCCAGCGGATACGCATGTGTCGGAGACGGTACGAAACGTGAGCGCCCCGATTCTCGGCGCATACGCCAGCTCGTTCTCGCAAATGAATTGTTCGAGCACGACTCAAGGCGGCATTGCATTCGCAGGATTTAGCGCCGGCGGCGGTTCGAGCAAGGATAGCCATTCGTGCGTGCTTGAAGTGGCCGCAGCAGAACTTGCGCGACAAGGAACGGTTGATCCGGACGCTCGCGACATGTTGTTCGACGCCGCCATCAACGTGCGTTGCCAGGTAAGCCCGGAAGTCTACGAGGCTATGCGTGATGCCGGATTCGAATGCAAGCGCAAGCCGAAGGAAATGGTTTCTCGTACTGATGATCAGCCGGCCAGCACGCGCGTCGCAGGGAACTGAAATGAAGCGGTCGGCAGCATATTTCGCGGCGTGTTGCTTTGCCGCTTTCCTGGTAGCAGTGATTAGCAAAGTGGGGTTTTGACATGTTCTCTCGCGATATTCGCCACGCTCGACCAACGCCGCGGACGCTGCAACAAGCGTTCGGTCCGTACCAGAAACTGAACATCCCGCAGCGTCGCAGCAAGATCGTAGATGCGCTTTACATGGCTCTGTACGGGGCTGCTGTGGGCGCCTGCTGGTATGCGGTCATTTTGCTCAAGGTGTGGTGATGAAACAGCAAAACATCGATCAGTTTGTCGAAGCATTGCGCGTGCATGGCCCGATGACAACGCGGCAGCTTCAACAGGTATTAGGGCTGAAGAACTCTGCCGTTCAAAAGAGAATCGTTGCCGCTCGCGAGTTAGGCCTGATCCACGTGTCAGGGCATTCGGTTTTGCAGGCCAAAAAGCCCTACTCGGTGCAGATGTGGGCGATAGGAAGCGCACCGAGCGCGCGCAGTAGCGCAAGGACATATCGTGATGCGCTCGCTGAACGCAAACAGCGTGCGGAACAACTTGCCAAGTCAAAGCGCGAAAACATACCGGCCCGTGACCCGTTCATCGCCCAATTTTTCGGAGCAGCACCATGAAAATTTACGACGCCCTCGGCGGCCTGCTACTCGCCGCTGTTTCGATTTATCTCTCTTTCCCAGGTGTCCTGTGAGCAACGCACTTACGACGATCACGAACGATATTTACGGCGTCCGTGCGAACTTCGAGTCGGTCAGCGTAGACCGGTCGATCAACTTCGAGCGCGAAGCAGGTTTTGCTATTCAAGTGATCGGCGCCAATGACTACGCGCTCAAGGTGGCGATGGGTAATCGCCAGTCAGTGATCGATGCGGTGACCAACGTTGCTGCAATCGGGATCAGCCTAAACCCGGCCAAGAAGCAAGCGTATCTAGTGCCGCGCAAGAACAAGATTTGTCTCGACATCAGCTATATGGGCCTGATGGACCTTGCGATGGAAACCGGGTCGATCAGATGGGCGCAGGCGGCCTTGGTGTATGCGGCCGATACCTTCGCACTCAATGGTCTCGACAAGCCGCCCCTGCATCAATTCAATCCGTTCTCGAAGGATCGAGGTGAGGTGATCGGCGTGTATGTCGTGGTCAAAACAGCCGACGGCGAATATCTGACGCACACGATGGCCGCCGCAGATGTCTTTGCGATTCGCGACCGCTCCGAATCGTACAAGAGCGGCAAGCCCGGCCCGTGGAATACGGACCCGGGCGAAATGATGAAAAAGACTTGCGTCAAGCAGGCATACAAATACTGGCCGAAGACCGAACGCCTGGAAGAAGCGATTCATCACCTTGATACCGATGGCGGTGAAGGCATGCCAACTTTGCAGCAACGCGCAGAGTGCCCGCCCGACCTGTTGAAGGCATGGAATGACAAGGCCACGCAAGCGACTGATGCAAAAGCTCTGGCCGACATCTGGCGGGAAGGATTGGCCGCTATCAAGCCGACAAAAGATATGCGTGCTTACGACTCGTTCAAGGCAACGGTACAGGCTCGTGGCGAGAAGCTTCAGCAGGACAACGACGCCAACACAGTCGATATGGAGCCGGTGCGCGAGCCCGGTTCCGACGACCAATAAAGGAGAAAGCGATGATCCTCATTCAATGCGATCAAGGCACGCCGGAATGGCACCAAGCGCGCGCCGGCGTGATTACCGCCAGCAAGTTCCGCGATGCCACTGAGAAGACTGCAAAGGGCTTGCGAACAGCGAAATCGACGCTCTATGCCGCACAGGTTGCCGTCGAGATCGTGAGCGGCGAGCCGGGCGAAGACGTTTTCAACTCGTGGCAGATGAAGCGCGGCAATGAACTTGAGCCTGCTGCGCGCATGGAATACGAGTCGCTGACGGGAAACTTTGCTGCTGAGTCTGGCGTGGTGCTGACGGACGACCGCAAATTCGGATACTCGACCGATGGCTTTGTCGGTGACGACGGCCTGATCGAAATCAAGTGCCTTGCCAGTGCCGAAAAAATCATCGACATGTGGCGCACCGGCGACATGTCCGACTACATGCACCAGATGCAAGGTGGCATGTGGATCACGGGCCGCAAGTGGTGCGACTTCGTCATGTTCTGCCCGCAACTCGAAAAGATCGGAAAGCAGATCTTCTATCGCCGAGTGGCGCGAGACGAGGCATTCATCGAAAAACTCGAGAAAGACCTGGTTGAGTTCGAAAAGCAGGTTCAAGAGAACGTTCTGGCGCTCGTCGGGGAGCCTGCCTGATGCGTACGTGGGTGCTGCGCAATCCCGACGCTGCGCACGACCTGATCGCGTTCCTCAAAGAGAACGCAGGGGCCGCGGCGGCCGATAAGAAGCCGCTGACGGTCACCGTCGATACGTACAAGACGATCCGATCAACCGACCAGAACAAGCTCTTCCACGCGATTCTGAAGGGCATCTCGGAACAGGCCGTCATCGATGGCAAGCAATACGAAGTTGATGTCTGGAAGGAAATCTGTCGCGTCAAGTTTGTGGGTACCGAAGAACTGACGTTGCCAGACGGAACCCGCATCGAGCGTGGCATCAGCACCAAGAATTTAAGCGTAGGCGAGTTTTCAAACCTGATCGAGCTTGTGCGCGCCTGGGCGGCAACCGATCTCAACATCGAAGTTTAAGGAGCCATACCCCATGTTTGCACTCACCGAACACGCCGCAATGGTCACGAGCGTCACGAACATCAGCGAGAAGCACGGCAATCAACGCGTGCCGGCCGTATCGATCGGCATCGCCATCACGGGCGCAAGCACGTTGCTCAACGAGTTTGATCCCGCATTGCGTGGCGTGCTGTTTCGCAAACCGCAACCGAAGCCGGGTGAGCTGACGCTTGATCACGATGCAATGACCGAGCTGCGCTTTCCGTTGCTGAAGAACCCGTCGTGGAACAAGGAATTCGCTGGCTACCTTCTGCGCTTCCTGATCGGCGCGACCGGCAAGGAAGACGTGCTGCTGAGCGACGTGGACATCAAGGGCATCACGATCAATCCGCTGGAAGGCGGTTCCGTGACGATCTCGCTCAAGGCGCATGCACAGCCCCAATCTGAAGGCGACCACGGCAAGATCGCGCGCATGTTGCAGCAGGAATGCACGATCACGCTGACGCCGCCGGATGTCGATCCTTCGCTGTTTGAGAAAGACGACGAGGAAGAAGACGAAGACAAGTTCGCCGGTTCCGACCTCGCCAAACAATAACCGCCAGGCGTCCGCGCAACGGACGCTTACTGACTTACGAGGATGAGATGCGCAACTATAAAAGAATCCCGACAAGCGCTGAAGTTTGCGCAGTTATCCGGGTGCGTCATAGCAAAGAACTAACAGTCTTTTCAACGTTCAGTGATCCAGACGGGACGTTCAATGGTGGGCCGGGAGAGTTTGGCCGCATGGAAACATCCTACGGGTTCAATGGTTTCAATTGCGATTACCCGCTAATTGAGTATCGAACGACATGGGAAATCGATCACGATCAGCCATCCAAACGAGTCAACGAGAAGCACGAATATTGGCTGTGCGTCGCTCTCGTAGATGAATCGTGATCCGCGACTCTTTGACCAGCGCAGCAGAATCTGCGCTTAGCGAATACTGCTTGGCAAATAGCCCGACAACGGAGAAAACGCATCGCCTGCTTACCGCTGTCATGGAACTGGTGAACAAGCGATCAGGGTTGGATGTGCGGGTGGTGATTGGTGATGTGCAAATTGTGAGGGGTAAATGAATGAGCTGGCTCTTTTCGCAGGCGCTGGAGGCGGAATTCTCGGCGGCCACTTGCTCGGATGGCGAACCGTCTGTGCAGTTGAATTCGAACCATACGCCGCAGGCATTCTCGTGGCTCGACAAAACGAAGGCCTACTCCGTCCTTTCCCGATATGGGATGACGTGCGCACCTTTAATGGAACCGCATGGCGAGGCCGTGTTGACGTGGTGTCTGGAGGCTTCCCTTGTCAAGACATCTCTCCCGCAGGAAAAGGAGACGGTATCGGCGGCAAGCGATCTGGACTTTGGCGCGAAATGGCCCGCATCGTGGATGAAGTACGACCGCAACACGTCTTCGTGGAGAACTCGCCAACTCTCACTTCTCGGGGACTCGGAACCGTTCTTGGGGACCTGGCCGCGCTCGGGTTTGATGCGCGATGGGATGTGTTGGGAGCTGCCCACGTTGGCGCCTGCCATTGGCGAGAGCGAATCTGGATTCGCGCCGACCGTTCTGACCTCAGAAGCGACCGGTCCTGGGCTTCATGGCAACGGAAGCCACAATTTCAGAACGTGGTTTCGCGAGAACAGCACCGAAAAGCGGTCACCTCTGCACGGGGAAATCATGATGCTCTGGCCGGAAGGCTGGGCAAATCTTGGCATGCCGTTGGAAACGGGCAAGTTCCAGCAGTGGCAGCAACAGCATTCGAGATTCTTAGCTAATGACCAATCAGGGTTGCCCGTCACGATGCGGGTGGGCGATGCAGTCATAACAAGGAGTGGGAAATGAGCAAGTGGTTTGTTTCGCCAGAACAGCGCGGCGGCGGATGGGCGATTGAAAGTGACACGCATGGCGTTGTAGCAGTGGCACTTCAGCGCGACAAGCACCCGATGCATGGGAAGGAAGTCACCTGGAAAGAAGCTGAAGAGCATGCACGCCTGATCGCTGCTGCGCCCGAAATGTTAGAGGCGCTGAAGTTGGCAATGGAGATCGGCGACGGATGCTCACGTGGGTTTCTCGGCGAAGTCCAAACAAAGATTCAAGCCGCCATCACCAAAGCAACCGGCACCTAACCCGCTGTCATGGAACTGGTGAACAAGCGATCAGGGTTGGATGTGCGGGTGGTTATTGGCGATGTGCAAATTGTGAGGAACAGGAAGTGAAGCGATACACATTTGTAGTTGATGCGACTTCGGTCGTAGGAAATCAAACCTACTACGCCGATGCGGATTCAGAGGAAGAAGCGCTGGAGGCTGTGAAACGCGGCGATGGTGTTTTCGTAGATGAAGAATTGGAGGTTCAAGACCTCGGTACATATCAACTATGCGATGTCGAAGATATTCCAGACAGCTCGCAGCAGCCGAACACGCAGAAGAGCGAATAACAATACGAGGTGGGAAATGAACGTGCTGGTGGGCTGCGAAGAGTCAGGCGAGGTTCGAGAAGCGTTCGAAGCGAAGGGGCATAAGGTTCTGTCGTGCGATTTGCAGGATACGCGCCGCAAGGGTCCGCATTACAAGGGAGACATTTTCGACGTGATCGATTACCCGTGGGATCTGGCGATTTTCCATCCGCCCTGCACGCATACGTCGGTCAGTGGCGCGAAGCATTTCGAAGAGAAGTGGATGGACGGCAGGCAGGCGGCCGGCGTTGCGTTCGTGATGCAGTTGATCCGCCGAAGCGCGCATATTCCGAAGTTCGTGCTGGAGCAGCCGGTGTCGATCATCAGCCGGCTGTATCGGAAGCCTGACCAGATTATCCAGCCTTGGCAGTTCGGGCACGGCGAGACAAAAGCGACATGCCTATGGCTGCGTGGCGTTCCGAAGCTGGCGCCGACCGAGATCGTTGACGGCAGAGCAGACCGGATTCACAAGATGCCACCTGGACCGAACCGCGCACGCGAGCGGTCTGCAACGTACCCAGGGATCGCGAAGGCAATGGCCGATCAGTGGGGGTCGCTTCAATTGACCATAGACGCATAAGGACAACCATGACCGAAGAACAAATCAGCGACATGATCGAGAACGCCGACGGCATGCGTTGCATCGATGGCGAGTACCGGATTGACGGGCGCGATCTGATGAACCTCGTAGCCGCCATCCTGCAAGCCGCCACTCGCGACGCGTTAGACGATACAGCGCGGCTCGACTTCATGCTGGCAAATGACGCTTTCACGGTCCCATGCAATCGCGACGGATCAATCAAGCAATACCAGTTGATGACCCAGGACGAAGACGAGAACTATCACGTCCTGCACAACGAGCAGCGTTTCTATAACACGGAACGCGAAGCTATCGATGCGGCTATCGAATCGTCAGCACCGCCCCAGAAACCAGTAAGCGATGAGGTGAAGCCATGATCCGGCCTGAAGTACTCAAACTTTTGCGGACGCTGGATGACGGGGCCATGTTGCTATACCGAATAAAGAAGACACAGCAATGGACACGTGGCGGCAACAAGTTTTTCGGTCAAGCCGCCATCGCTGAGATAGTGCAGCGTGGATTTATCGAGAAGATCGACGACGACGATTATCGTGAAATATGGAACATTTCGCTGGACGGCCGTAGGTACGTCGCTCGACTCAATGACGCAAAACTAGACCAAGCCGAATAGATCTACGCGGGAAGAGGATTGAAGATGGATCACACACATTCGTCGCTTTGCGACATCGCCGTAAAGTGGTTGCAGCGACACGACAGCAAGAAAGGTCCGGGCTGCTTGGTAGCGTTCAGCGAGTGTCAGGCAGATTGGCAAGGGGAGATTCCGGACGCGATCGGGTTTCGCTGCGCTGGATGGGAACAGCACTCTGTGCTTGTCGAGGTCAAGGTTTCGCGCGCCGATTTCTTGGCTGATTGCAAGAAACCGCATCGGATGAACCCAGCCAGTGGCATGGGCGAGTTTCGATACTTTATGGCGCCAGCGGGACTGATCGCTGTGAGCGAGTTACCTGTTGGATGGGGCTTGATCGAGATCACAAAGCGCGGATTAGTTGTTCGTGCAGGACATGTGCTTGAGCGTCCGCAGCGCGATAAAGAGTGGCGCCGGGATTTTTCCGCGTGGCGTCACGAGCGTTCGATAACTCGTGAGATGGCCTTACTCGTTCGGATGATGAACCGCGTCGGTGATGCCGAAAAGCTTCAGAAGATGCTCAAGTCCACGCGGAACTCACATGCCCGCATCGCACAGTCGGAGCAGCGCTGGCGTGATCGTGCCGAGAAAGCCGAGCGCGAACTGTACCTTTCGAAGCATGGTTTCGAGGCATGACCGCGCACGTCTCCGCCTTTCTGCAGGTTGCAGCCGTATATTTGGGAAGAGGATTGAGATGTCAGAGAAATGTTTTTACTGCGATGCGCCAGGAACGAAGCTATGTGATTTTGTTCTTGGCTGGACAATCGGCGGCTATGTCCGAACCGGCAAAGTCGCAGATAACCAGTTCTATGCGACCTGCTGTATCGATGGGCCGATGTTCACCTGCGACATGAGCATGTGCGATGAGCACAGCAGCTATCAGGGGATGTTTCACGCGTCGGGGAAGGCAGGCTTCAGTGAGTCAATCGACTATTGCCCGGAGCACGTCGGCCATAAAGACCACAAAGCGCCGCCGATGCTTGAAGACGAAGTGGCCACCTTGCGGCGGGCAGTTCGAGCAGCAGCGCACCGCCGAATGATTCGAGAGAAAGCAACAGCATGACGCAGCACATAGAAGCAGTCTTGGCGATAGCAGCCGTATATTTGGGAGTGAAGCATGGCGTCTCTAGCGACCATCGGTGAACGCGCGCTCGGCATTAAAGAAGCAGCCGCCCTGCTCCGCGTCTCGTACAGCACGGTCTACGCCCACAAAGAGTCGCTCGGGTTCTTTCGTGTCGGTGCCACATGGCGCGTGTGGCCGGAAAAATTGCACGAACTGACGTGCGAATACAATAGCGTCCGACCGGCGCAGACAGAACAGGAGAAGTTATGTCTATCCGAAAACGCGGGGGTGTGTGGTTCATTGACATCCGCAAGCCAGACGGAACGCGAGTTAGACGCTCTGCTGGCACAGGGGAGCGCAAAGAAGCAGAGGAATATCACGACAAGCTGAAGGCGGAACTGTGGCGTGTCTCGAAGCTCGGCGAGAAACCATCCAGGACATTTGACGAAGCGTGCCTGAGGTTCCTTACCGAGCACATCGGGACCGTGGATTACACCAACAAGGTGATCCACATGCGGCACTTCAGAGACATTTTCCGTGGCAGGAAACTGGACTCTATCACGCGAGATGAAGTCTTTTCGGCGTTGCCAACTGTGAACGCCAGAACGAAAAAGCCCAAGCCGCTCAGCAACACGAGCAAGAACCGCTACCTCGGGACCATTCGAGGCATGTTCAACACGGCGCGGGATAAGTGGGAATGGCTCGACAAGGTGCCGGCGTTGCAGGAACTGACGATCGGCACCAAACGAATCCGTTGGATCACGCGTGACGAAGCGCAGCGCCTGCTCCAATCGATCAGCACCGACTGGATGCGCGACGTCACGATATTGGGGTTTGCCACCGGACTCAGGCAGGCGAACATCTTGGGGCTGGAATGGACGCAGGTCGATCTCGTAAAGCGGCGAGCATGGATTCATCCGGACCAGGCAAAGGCACGCAAGCCCATCGGCGTGCCGCTCAATCCCGAGGCTGTCGAGGTTATCCGGCGCAACATCGGACGGCACAAAACGCACGTGTTTGTTCGCGGCAAAGACCCGGTTCTCAAGTGGGATCTAGGTCAGTGGAATCGGGCGGTGGCACGCGCAGGCATCACGCACTTCCGGTTCCACGACGTGCGCCACACGTGGGCGAGCTGGCATGTGCAGAACGGCACGCCGCTCAACAGGCTGATGGAATTGGGTGGCTGGTCGAAGTATGAGCACGTTCTGAGGTACGCCCACCTTGCGCCCGATCACCTGTCAGAGCACGCGAACGCGGTCACGATTTGGGCACACAATGGTTCGGGTAAGACGGGCGCGCAGGTCCTGAATATCGATGAACGCCTTGCCGGATAAGGCTTGCAGAGATACGAAGAAAGCAGCGTGCGGCACGGTGCTTCAGGTAGCCTACCACTACCGAAAAGCCACAAGAACGCATTAACTATCTGATTTTCAACACAAAGTCTGTCGCCGGTCAGCACTGCACTTTGTGCCATTTTCAGTAGGTTTCGGGATTCATCCGCCATCTTTGGGCGCACTTTGGGCGCACCACGCTAGACTGCCGCGATCGACACGAGGTTGCTATGCCCTTCTACGATCACACGCCAAGCCCATACGACTACGCCCGCGCCACTTCCGGACTTGCCGAAAAGCTTCAGGCGTACATGGACCTGGCCGGCGAGCAGGAGGATGAGGCAGTTGCCGAGGGAATCCGTGGGACCGCATTGCAGATCTACGAGCGGTGGCATCACTTCTCGACCGAGGCGGGAATGCTGAAGCCCGAGGACGATGCGCGGTGCCGGGCGATTCTGAAGTTACGGTAGACTGCCGGGAAATTACACGGGGGATGAAATGAAAGCGAAAGACTTGCAAGGTGCTGATCTCGATTACTGGACTGCGCGCGCCCATAACAAAATTAAACCGGTTCTGAAGCGCGGTGCCGATGGCCAGGAGAAATGCCTTGTAATGGATCCGGTTCGGGGGTTTGTCCCCTACGAGCCATCTAAGGATTCTTCTATCGCTGGTAGCCCCGATGATCTGCGCGGCGTGATTTCCCACAAGTTCGGTGCCGAAGTCCCCGACGATATCGTGCGCGTCTGATTTTTCAATGAACTATCGTGCTTCTGCTATTGCAGCCTGGGCGTTGTTCGCCATCACGGCTGTAAAAATTCTGCTTGCCGTTTCTTTGTCGCCGCTGATTGCCTACGCCAATAATTGGGATTTCGCCCGCGAGTCCGCTTGTTATGGGGTGTGGGAAAACTACCCGGGTGGCAAGGATAAAACGGCGTTCAACTTCGAGCGGCCAGTCAACCCATTAAGGTATGACGGCGACAAGCGGCCTGAGTGGTGCCTGAAAACCATCGATAACGTGTTCGTCGGCTTGGCTGTAGAAGTGCACGACATTGGCGACACGATCGACCTGCGATGGATTGGGCTCGCGCGCGCTGCATTCCTGCTGGCAATGACAGGATGGTTGATGACACTGGCGCGCACGCCCGGTCAGAGCTTGGCAATATCCGTGACCTTCTTGCTGGCGTTTGGTGACATCGCATACCTGAGTTTTTTTAACACGCTTTACGCAGAGTTCTCGATGCTGGCTGGCTGCTTCTTGTCAGCAATGGCGCTCATGCTGATCACGCGCGCTGCCGTGCCGGCAAAGCAACTGTTAGCATTTTCCGTCGTGGCGCTGGTTTTCTTTGGTCTATCGAAAGCGCAATACATGCCGCTGGCCGTGTTATGCGCTGCCGTATTCGCGGTCGTAGCATGGGTAAAAGTGCGTGCGCGCGGGATCGCAGCTATATTCTTGGCGCTTGCCGTAGCGATGCCGGTCGGGTTTTCCGTCTTCAACTCGTCGAGTTCCGGCATTATGGCTGCGATCAAAACTGCCAATATCATGGATACGCTTATGGTCGCGGTGCTGCCAAATTCCCGAGACCCAAGCGCGTCACTCGCGAAGGTTGGCTTGCCGAAAAGCTGCGAGAAAGCGCTTGGCGTCTCGTGGTATGACCCAGGCGTGGCGAACAACCTGCCGTGTCCTGAGATAGCAAATACGACACGGGTAAAGCTGATCGGGTTGTTCCTGTGGGAACCAACGGCGTTCTTCAATCCAATGCGCCTGGCGATTGAGAAGGTACGGCCATCAACGATCCACTATCTTGGCATTGTCGAGACCCCCGAAGTCCGCGGCGGACTGCGGTTCGAACTAATCGACAGAACATCTCTTTCGCGCGCTATTGATGCACTTCCGGTCGGGCTGTATTTCTTGATCGTTGCGGCGTCCCTGATTGCCGCTTTAGTCGGGGTGTTCCGGTCTATGAGATCCGAGGGAGCGCTTCTTATCGCTGCGGGCGGTATCGTCGTGTTCTATGCTCTCCTATCGTCAGTATTCGGCGACGGGTTCATGGAGATATCGAAGCATGCCACAGCTATATTTCTTGGCTTAGTGATTCAACTTGGCGCTATTGGATTGGTTATAGTGGAGCAAAAATATGCTAACGAAAATTGATGTGAGCTGCGCCATGAGAGTTACTTTGCTTGCTCTGATCCTCGTCGCTTCAAATGTTTTTGCTGGCGACTTTGAGGCGAAACTTCCGAACGGGAACAAATTGCTCGTGCTAGACCAGTCAAAGGAATGTCGCGGTAATCGATCGGCTGCACTTCTCGACGCCAATAACCTTGATTTAAACCATACCTGTAGCGTTGCGATAACGTCATCTGGCGCGACCGTCACATTCAAAAACAGTACACCGATCTTCGTGCCTGTCTCAAGTTTTCGTATTTTAGCGACCCCGCCAACGGTCAACTAACCTACCTAACCCGGCGAGCGCGGATCAATCCACTCATCGTAGGCGTGCCAGTGTAGATACAGTTCGCGACGAGGTAGACCGTGGTTGTGGACGTGATGCTTATCCGAACGGGAAGCGTAACAGCCATTCCCTGACCGACCGTTGCCACCTGAGACACATACGTTCCAAGCGCCCCGAAGGTGGCTGAGGTAGTCGAAATGCCACCGCCCACTGATGTAACCGTTGTGCCGCCAACGGCTGTTGCAAGACCCGTCACGTCCCAATCCCCTGCCGTCAGGCTGATGGAAGTGATGTTGCCGGCCGTGCCTGATCCGAAAGCAGCAACGCTGGTGGCGCTCGCAGTTATGTATTCCCCGACGCTTCCGGCCGTCGCATTGCTGCCGCTCGCCACGCCCGTGATATTTGGTGTTGTGATCGTCGGAGAAGTACCGAACACGGCCAATCCAGTTCCTGTTTCGTCGCTCAGCACACCGGCGAGTTGCGCTGAAGTGGTGGCAGCGAACTGCGATAACGGAGTCGCTTTCGCACCGTAGGTAGTCGTGGCGTTTGCCTGCGTCAAGTAGGTGCTGGCTGCAGCCGTAGTGCTCAGACCACCTAGATTCGTAAGCGCTGTCGTGGCGCTGGCTACGTCGGAAAGGTTGTTAGAGGCCTTGAGGCTGCCTATGCCGGCCGGCGTAATGGTTTGCCACGCAGGCGCTCCTGTTGGCCCTGCAGACATGATTACCTGTCCTGCCGTCGAGCCGGCCGGGTTCAGCAGAGAGACCGGGTTCAGCGTTGCTCCAAAGCTGAGCACGGAGACGAGCGCGAGTGCGCAGGCGAAGAGTCGTTTCATGATCAGGATCCTTTGTAGAGGTTATCGGTCGGACCGACTGTTACGGTTTGCTTGGAGTCGGTCGGGGTTTGAATCGTGGTGGTCCGAGGGGGCGGCAATGCGGCTGGCGCCGTGACTGCTCCGGGCGTGATGGCAAACTGCGCAAACTGGTTGGCGAGTTGATCGGCACTGCGAGAGCCGCCGGTAAAGAACTCACTACTCTTGATCGCCATCGTGACGAGTACGCCTTCGAGCGTGTTGAGCACGCCGATAGCCAATGGATCAACCGGCACCTTCATTACCCATATCGTCAGGTGTGCGCCGATCGTAAGAAACAGCGCGATCGTGTACATGTAGGCGAGGTTGCGGGCTGTGTGATCGCCGGTCGCCTGTGCATATCCGCGTGCGCTTTGGCGGTCTGCCGCGTCGGCCTGATACTGCGCCGTCTGCGCAGCCAAGACGTTCGCCTCGCGTTGCATCGCGGTTTGAGCAAGCAATCCCTGATTGTCCAGCTCGGCTGTTCGAACCTTGGCGAGTGCTTCTGGATCATTCTTTAGCGCTGACATGATCGAGTCAGGATCAGGCGACACGCCCAACGCTGACGCTACGATCGAGGCCACTGCGCCAACACCGAGCCCCGCGACGGTGCCAACGCCAGGCAACAGATTCCCGAGGATCGGTGCGGCCTTCGCGACCGACTCTGCTACGTCTCCCCATGTGCTCATACGGACCCCGTGCGCATCATGTTGGAGAGGCGAACCGCACGTGCACCTACTTGCGCGGCCCATTTCGATTGCAACATCCCGGTGGCTGCGGCGGCATAGTCGCCGTTTTGGACAGCCGCGAGCGTGTTCTTAAAAGTCATCAGACCGGCGACGCCCATGTTAAAGGCCATGTTGACGATCACCCGTTGCCGTACGGGGTCAAGGTTGCGCCACCAAGAGAGGCTCTTATCGAGCGCCGCTGTCGTGCGAGCGATATCGTTCGTCAGCATCAGATCGATTTCTTCATCCGAGAAAGGGACATCAGATAGATTTCGGCCGACGCCGCCAGATGTCTTGCCGACCGTATCGACGTAGATTCGCGGTTTGCGTCCTTCATCACGTGACAGCTCAGATACGAGCGTTTGCATATCAAAGTTGCTCATCATTGCCCCCTAAGGACCTTCAACGCAGCAAGTTCACGGTCGATGCGATCGATGGTCTGCGTATGCAGTCCAATCGCCATACTGTTTGCGGCAGTCGTATCGATAAACCGAACAAGCGCCCACCCCACACCAGCCTCAACGACAGCCCAAACCACAGCAGCCACAGCTAAGCCACCCTTCACACGATTGATGAATCCGCTTGTGTTCCTATCGATCTCTTCCATCGCGTCGGCATCAGCTTTCTTCCCGAGCAACGTCATCATGTGAGAGAGCGATTGAGCTAACTTGTCCACATCCGATTCAATCTTTTCAGTGCGTTCAAACAAGCGGGCCGTGGTGCTTTTTGATCCTTCCATCATCACTTCCATGCGGGTGACCGTATCTTTAATCCGGCTCAATTCCTGAAGACTGATGTCCTGTCGCTGAATGGTCTGCCCTAGGGACTTTAGCTCTTGCGCCATGCTGGCCAGCGCTGTTGCTTGTCCTATGGCGGCTGCCATGCTTTGCGCAGCGTCGGTTTCATTGCTCATCGAATTGGCCTATTCGGTTGGTCACGACAGGTTCACCGCTTTCCAGTCCGTTCCTGCGACATGCGCCGATCCGGTCGTAAGTCGTTGCCAACCAAATACGGTTGCGCCAGCGGCAGTGTTACGGACGAAATGCCCGGCCACATACGTACCCGTTGTAGGAATGGACGTGCTTTCTAGCAATGTAGGATTGAATTGCTGGTTGTAACCGGGCGATGTCGGGTCGCAGTTCGCAATCTCGTGCCAATACTGCGGACCTGCGGCCGGGATATTCCCGATGCCTTTGTTTGCCGCATTGAATCCGGTTACTGCGGGGGAACAAACTATGTGGTTATCCCGGATGAAAAACGAAACCCCATTCGAGGCGACGATCGGGTTAGAGACGTTTTTTATCCGGTTCTCGCGGAACGTCACCCCTGTGATGCCGTTCCCAAAGAATCCCATTGGGCCCGCGCCGTCTGCTACCCATGCGCCAGCAGGGGCGCGGTTGGAAGAGATGTGGAATGGGTCGCCGTCAAAGTCGTTGTCGTAAATGTCAGCAGCGAAGTTCAACAGCGAGCCAGGCGAGTTCACAAGAACCCCCGTAAAGCTGAAGTCGTAGCAAATGTTTCCATAGACCTTGTGGTTGCGTCCCGCAAAGGTTGTGGTAGGTGCGTAATACGAAATTGCTGAACCGGTGTGCATGATCGTATTGCCGGCAACAATCAAGTTACGTGCATCAGCAGGAACGGCAATCCCTGCGCTCAAGCGCAAAGCAGCATCAGTGACCGGAGCATCCGAGTAGCCTCCTACAGAAAAGCACTGACCAACCCCCCAGTCACTGTATTTAGCGACTGCCGGAAGTGTGCGCATGATCGTGTTGTGAGATATATCGATCCCTACAGATGTCGGCCATCCGAACGTTCCAGAAGAAGCGTTGTTTTCGTCTCGATACGGCCAGAATTGCGTAACCAGTCCCGCATTGCCGCCGGATGTGACGTTTTGCATTGGTATGGTGTTGGCAATCGTTGTGTCCCCTGCGGGGGCAAACTGCGTCACCGAAATAGCGCAAAACTGCGGTGCCGAAAACGGCGCGCGCGCGAGACTGTCGAAAATCTGGTTGTGATGGACCTTTATCGCGAATATCGGGTTCGGACCTTCGTTCGCATCCGCGTCAATGTTGATTACGGTCTGCTTCACGCGGCGCAGGATGTTGTCGTGCACATTGACTACGCGACCACCGAGGATGTGAATCCCGCACGTGTCTTCAAGTGTGTTATCGGCAACAATAATGCCTTCTCGGATGTTGCCGGTTCCGGTCACATACACTGCTTGGTGCAAAGCAACCGCATCGTCATCACTGTGTTTAAAAGTGTTGCCGATTACAAGACAATTCCACGAAGACCGGAAGCGCACGTTGTCACGCATGCATTCGTCGAACTCGTTGTTCATCACCTGAACAATGCCAATATGTTCGCAAGCCGTGTTCATCTGCGACTTGTTCGTGAATCGGCAATTCATGATGTAAATAGAACGGTAGTAGTTCAGCGCGATCGATACGCCGCCGCGCTCCACATATCCTCCCTCGGCAAACGTGCCCTTTACTTGAAGATCACGAAACCCCACAGACCCCTTCATGGTGGTGTCGCTCAGATGGGAAAACAGGTGCTTGCGTGTTTCGAACGCTGAGGCATCCGTTGCGTTCCCTTCCTCGTGAATGAGGATTGTGGAATCGCGGCCGGCCCCTACGAATTCGATATTCCCGTTGCCTGGATCAAGGGTAGGTGACGCTGCAAGAAAGCGGAAAACGCCAGCAGGAAATACGACCTTAGCTTTGCCGATTCCTGAAACGGCCATCGCTGCATTGATTGCGGCTCGTGCAGCAGGCGTAGAGTCCGATGTCCCGTCGGTCGGTAGCCCGTAGTCAGCGACATTGAATTCAAAGATGATGCGATTGGATAGCTTGCTCCCGGCAGCCACGCTATCGTCCGTCACAGAGCCCGACGCAGGTTTGCTAATCGGGATTGTCAGCCCCCCCTTTACATATACGTTGGAGACCCCCAAAGGAATGGGCGCTGTAAATGTCAACGTCTGGCCGGAAAGCGAGGCGATTTGGTCGGGGCCTTGATACGACGCATCGAAATGCACGTCGATGTTGCCGATCGAACCGTAGTTTCGGCTTAGGGTAAGCGTCGTCGTCGTTCCGGGAATAAACGAGAACGGCGGCGCCCCGTTTGCAACAAAGGTGTCTTCGAAAAAGTCACCCGCCACCGCTTCACCAGACTCTTGAGTAACTTGGTCCCAAATCTGCACACCGTTTTTATCTGTCAATACCTGACGAAATGCACCGACGCCCCAAATCGACGCTTCACCGTAAGAATCCAGCACAACGGGATTCGGATTAGGAATAGTCAGCGCAGGGTCTTGAAATGTGTCTTTCTTGTTCTCGGTCCCGACGAAGTAAAAATAGACTTTCCCACCTACTAGTGGCCGGCCGTTTTGATCGAGAAACTGTGTTTTGGCGTTCGGAATTAGGGAGGCCATCTATAATCCTTCAATCGAAAGGGCGGAAATCATGGAAAAGTTCTGGACTTGCATGGCGGTGGCCGCGATATGGAGTGCGTTTCTCACGTTAGCGGCTCGGTTGGGCGGCAATGGCGCCAGCGGGCGCGGCGAGCGGAAGAAGCCCGTTCAGCGAGCCCGAGACACCTGGGTTGGCTTGAGCATTTACGCGAGCAGCAAGGGCCTGCGCTACGGCGCGTTCATCAAGAAACTGATTCACTGAGTTGCGCGCGATGTTCACGATCGGCGCACCGCCAACCTTGCTCAATAGGTTCATTGCCGCGGCTGCCGTGTTCGAATTGTTCACTGCCGACGCTGCCGGCTGTGCCTGAATGTTCGCTGCCACACGTCCAATCTGTTTCAACTGCGCAACCTGCTCCGGCTGGAATAGCGCATTCAACTTCGCATCGCCAATCGAATTCAGCGCCTTGTTGTATCCCGCCTGAGAAAACACGCCCACTTCATCGCTCGCGCCCGTCAAGGCTTTTTGCTTGAGATGGTCGATCACCTGATTGCGCAGCGCTGCGCCCTGATCCGGGACCAGCGAAAGCAGCGAATTGACATCGCCGACCGTGCCGTTGATCACGTTCTTTTTGAAGAAGTTGTCGGGCACTGCGTCACCGTTGACGACAGCCTTGAGAGCCGGATTAGCGTCGATCTCGCCGAATCGTGCCCGAGCAGCGGCGCGCGCGGCATTGAACGCGGTTTGGGCTTGCTCGCCGAGATTCGATTGCGGCAACGGAGTGCCGGCGGCGACTACCTGATTCCCGCCGAACTGCGTGCTGCCCTGAAGCGGCGGCGCCTGGTCGAGCGCGTCGCGCACCATGCCGAGAGCGAAACGTTCATTGCCGTCTTGTGCCGAACGCTGCGACGCGGAGAGCATCGTTTTCAACTGTTCTGCGACACCCACTGTCAACGGCGTTTTGCCCGTCGAAATGTCATCCATGATCGATTTGTACTTGTCGGGCAGGAAAGCCATCTTCAGGTTGTTGTCGAGGCCGCTTGTCGCGCTATCGATGAATGCCTTGTGATCGAGCGGGATATCGCCGCCGTTCAGATCGCGCGCTTGCTGGTAAAGCTGGCTGACGTTCGCTTGCTGAGCCGCGTCACGGGCTTGCAGCGCCGCAATGGTGCTTTGCCCCGCATTGAACTCACCGGGCGCTTGTGCGGCTCCCTGTTGATTCACAGCACCAATCAAACCGCGATTCTGGTCGGCGAAACGATCGGTCAGCGGCGCGCCTGCGCCCTCGACGCCTCGCAGGTTGCGCTCGCGTGCGAACTGCATCGGGTCGCGCGTGGCTTGGCCGAGTGTGAGGCCGGCATCGTTGCCGAGTACTGCCTGACCTTCCGAGCGACGCAGCAGCGCGGCGGCGTCCAGCGTCTTGTTGGATGCAAGCGCATCGGAGACCTGCCCGCGCGCCGTGTTTAGGATCGATTGCGGGATTGCGGAAAGGTCTATTCCTGCCTGCTGCGCGGCTTGCTGCAGCACATCGTCAGCACTGACGCGAGACGCTGCTTGCGTGGAAGGCAACGCCGATTTGACCGCGTTGACAATCGCATTCGCGCCATTGAGAAGCGCATCGACGCCTTTACTTGCGACCGCCCCGACGCCAGCGCCAGCAGCGCCGCCGATTGCACCAGCACCGATCCGCCCGGCTTCGGTACCGAGCGTGTCATTGCCATGAAGCGGCTGCATGCCTGCTGTGGCGCCACCAGCGACAGCGCCGCGTAGGATCGTACCGCCTACCGTCTTGGCGCCGTTCACGATGCCACCGCCGAGCGCATTTACCGGATTGGCGACAGCGCTGGAAATATCGTTCACGACGGCTTCCGTCTTGTTGCGTGGGTCAGGCGTGATCGCATCTACACCGCGTTTGATCAGCGTGTCAGCGTCTTGTAGGTGCGGGTCGAATCCCAGAGCGTTGCCAATGACATTGACGGTAGCGTTCAAGGGATTCGCGACCAGCCCAACCGCATCGGCCACGCCATGACCAACAGCGCGCGCCGTAAGCCCGAGCTGATGCCCGACCTGATCGAGTATCGGCGGCGTATTACTGGCCGGTTGTGCGGGCTGCTGACGCGAATTCAAAGCCGCCAGAAGGTCTTCGTCGCTGATGCCGGACAAGTCGTGCGGCGTTGCGGCGTTGGCCGTGCCTGAAATCGCGCTCGCAACTGCGTCGCCGACACGCGCAAGCATCCCGGGTTGCTGCTTTTGTGGCTGGTTGCGCTGCACGGTCTGGACCACTGCGGCGAGCTTTTGGGGATACTGCGGATCTTCTGCATAGCCTTTCAGTCCAGATGCAAATTTGCTCACGTCCGAACCTGCGCCGACCACGCCCGGATATTTGCGTGTCAAGAGCGATGCCTGGTCCTGCGCGAATGCGTCGGGCGTAGCGTACTGGCGATAGTTGTCCGTCGTGCCTGTCATGTTGTCGCGCGCTGCGACGCCACCGCCGGAAAAATCCTTGATGTTGCCGAGGTTGTTTGTGCCGGGAACGGTGGACTTGCCCCATCCGCTTTCCAAGCCCCACTGCGCGAGCAAGAGATTCGGATCGACGCCAAGCTGCTGCCCGGCTGCTGCCGCCGTGCCTTGGTGCTGCGCAATGAACGCGGCCGGCGTATGGACTGCTTGCGGCGCGGGACCAAGCGCCGAAAGCAGCGCGTCGTCAGAGAGTGAGCTGAGATCGGCCATTAATGCCCCATCGCTTGCAAGCGCGCGGCGAGCGCGGGATTGGACTGAGCACGACGAAGCAACTCAGCGCGCGCGAGGTCTGGTGTGATTTGCGACGTTGGCTGCTTCTGTTGTGCGGGCTGCTGCTGAACCGCTCCTTGTTGCTGCGTGCCGGCCGTCTGATCTGCGCGGTTGATGATCCCCGGGATAAGGTTCGCCCCCGGTCCTGCTTGAGCCCGCAGGCCTTCAATAGCCAGATCACGAGCACGCGACTTCTGCGCGATGGTGTCGGGGCTGTCGCCAGGCTGCGGGAAATACTTCACCTCTTCGGACTTGAACTCTTCCGGTGAGATTGCCGCGCCTGATTCCTTGCGCAGGTTCGCGCTAATGAAATTCTGCTTTGCCTGCTGATAGCTTTGTTGCGCATCGGAATTGACGCCAAGCGCGTTGACAGCAGAGCCGAGAGCGCCGCCAACAAGCGGAATGCCGGAAACGGCTTGCTGGATGCGGCCGCCGTTGTTGACGCCGCTTTGTTCGAGCTGCTGCAGGATGCGTTGCGAGTCTTGAGCTCGCGCGCCGAACGCCGTGGCCGCCCCTTGCGTCTCGGTGAGATTGGCGGAAGGCTGTTGAAGAGGCTGACCGTCCGGCCCGGTCACCGTTGTGGATTGGCCGGTGAGCTTGTTGATTACAGCGCCCGTCTTCGGGTCGTAATCCTGCGCACGAAGGTTCTGACCGCGTGTTTCGGTCGCAGCCGTAAGATTCTGGCCGCGCACGGTGTTGTCTTCCGTCGCGAGATTATGGCGGCCGGTCTCTGCTTGGTTACCGAGCCCCACTTGATCGGCGATTTTCGCATGTTGCTCCGCGAGCTGATCCTTGTAGTTCAGCGTCTGAGCAAGATGCTGCTGAACGATGTTCGGATCATATTGCTGCGGCCAATCGGCGATCGAGTCAGGACCGAATTGTTTGGCGGAAGTGGCTTTTGCCGCGTCATAGCTGGCCTGGTCATTGACGCCGCCGAGCACCTGCCCCACAGCGTTCAAATGCGCAATGCCGTTCTCGATTTGCGACTTCTGCGCATCGATCTTGGCCTTTTGTGCATCGGCGAATTGTTTTGTAACTCCTGGAATTGCTGAGCCGTACCCTGACCCCGCGAGAGAGTTCAGAATGCCTTGCTGATTTATCGATCCATCGGGCGAAAGATTGCCCGCATACGCATCGCTAAGCGCCTTGTTTTGACCGACCTCGCGTTGCTTGTCCTGAATGCCGAGGTTAATCAGTTGGTTTTGGGCTTGCGCGTTTTTATACGTTTGAATCTGCGCAAGAGATGCCAACGGATTAATATCCGGGACTTGCGATTGAAGGCTTATATTGGGATCTAATGCCATGAGATCACGACCCGTAAAGTGTTGCAAGGTTGATCAAATTATTAGTTGCTTTTCCGTACGCATTAGCGGCACCCACCGTTCCAGCCGCTCCTGCCGCTGCCGCAGACGTGGTGTTGTTCGCAATGCTCGATGCGGTTTGAGCGCCAAGGGCACCTGTCCTTGCTGCAGCGTTTTCCCCGACATTCACGATTCCAAGCAATCGGTTCACGTTGTCGTTTGCGACGCCATAATTCGTTGTGAAATTGCTGAGCGCGTTATTTCTGTTTGTCGTGTAACCCTGAAGCGCGCGGTTGTACGTGTCGCCGTACGTGCTGTCAGCGAGTCCCGTGGCGAACGTCGAAGCACCCTTAAGAGCAGCACCCGACGATCCAAGTCCGCGAGCCGATGCGCTGTTCTGGTTCGCTTTGAGCCCTTGATCGAGCGTGAATTGATAGCCCGGTGTTGCGGCAGCTTCGGCAGCTGTGGGCGCCGTGAAATCCGCATAACTGAAATTCGAGTGCAATGCGGGATCGGTTAGCGCGTCAGCCACCTGAGGAACTGTGTTCGCACCCCAGCTTGCGTATGGCTGAAGATCAGTTCTCGTCTGGTTGAACTGGTTTTCAAGAATCTGGTTTGCAGAAGCTGCACCGGCCTGTTGTTGCTGGCCGGCCGATTGCGCAGCATCGGCCTGTGTTTGGCCCGTAATGCTGCCAACGATATTGCCGAGCGGCTTTGTGATGAAACTCATAATGTTTTCCCCATTAGCACCATTGCGTGCAATTTCCCTTGCCGCATGTAGGCGTCCGCCACCCGGCCTTCGTGTTTGAACCCGCTGCGCTCAGCGATAGCGATTCCTGCCCGATTCCATTCCGGCAGCGTTGCCAGGAACTTGCGGGCACCGAGCTCGTGCATTTGTTGCATCGTGTCCTCAACGAACTGATCTACTCCGCGCGCGCCCTTGAGCATCGCAATGTGGATCTCGAACATGCACGTGCTGATCTGCCGAAACATCAGGAATCCTTGTTCGCCATGCTGGAAGTAGTGCGCATTGGCGTCAGCATTGAACGTAAGCGGATCAAGCCCATCCTCGGCCACCGAGCGCCACACGCGCGGGTCGCGCATCACACGCGTCACAAAGGCGAGATCGGCGCTCATTCCGGTACGTACTCGACGCCCGAAACATTGACGTTGCACGCGAGGCCATCGGCCCAAATCTGTGTGCCAGGTTCGAGCTTGTGGTTCACGAGCTCGGGGAATTGCGCCGTTGCATTCGCCAAGACGTTTTTCCCCGCGATGCGAGTGGTCGCGTTGCCGACCGCGCCCTTGTAGAAATTTACCTGCACGGCCGCGCCTGTCGGGTTATTGACGCTCGCGGCATGGATTGACGCAGACGTGAGCGCCGGAGCCGTGTAGAGGCTTGTAGCCGTCGCTGTGAGCGTTGCCGCCTTCACCAGTTCTTTGTATTTGGTTGCCATGATTTACGCCGGGTTGGTGTCGGTGGAGGCGGTCGTTTCAACGATCGGGAAAGGTGTCCATGCGCCGAATCCATTCAGGGCGCTTAGGGTCAGCAACGAGCCGATGCCGGCCGTAACCGTTGCCACTTGCGTGCGCGACTGAAACTCGCGCTTGACCTCGCGATTGGTGACCGGATCGCGCCAGATCACACAGCGAAATTCAGTCATGTTTGTCGTTGCCATTACGCGACCCCCACGAGAGAAGCTGACTTTGCGGTGACTGAGTTCGATGCATTCGCCGCCACCCAGTTAAAACCGAATGTGAACGTCTGCGCAGCCGTCGTATCAATCGTCGCGGGCGTCACGAGCGAATCGGGCGTGAGCGTTACCGCCGGCGTGTCATTCGTAAACAGCGTTCCGGACACCTGCAGCGTCCCGGATGCGCCGATCGTGCGAAAGCACCACTCGAAGGCGACGAAAACGCCCTTGTTCGTTGCGGCAGTCGTGGGCGTTGTGAACGCATGCGTAAAAACTTTCGTCGTGCCGACCTTGACCCAAAGTTGCAGCGTGCCGGCGGTCGTGCCATTGCTGACGAGCCCATACATCGAAAAACGCCGTTGCATACCGGCACGCGATGTGTTCGCTGGAAGCGTCTCAGTCAGTACCGTGAAGTCCGCCGCGCTATTGGCTGCCGTTACGTCAGCGACAAGCGCCTGTGCGGGCACAACACCGATTCCGTCGAGCTTTGCTTTGTCCGACGCTGACATAAAGCCATTAGTCGATGACGATGCGAGCGCGTGCAGATCGCCTGCATCTTGAATGCCGTGCGTGAATACGTCGCTTGGCACGTCGGCCGGCGGCACGCGCATGCTCGCGAGCACCTGCGCGACCAACTCATCGACCGAGGGCTTGTAGACTGGAATCGCGACTTGCGCCTGAGACTCGAGAAAAAGTTCGTTGATACGAACCGTCAACTCAGACGGGTCGAAGTTCTCTGACGTAGAGGCAATGTCTCGAAGCGCCAAGAAGAATTGACGCCATGACTCGGTAAAGTCGCTGCCACTCGGCGTAAGCGGCTTGGAAACCGGGAACGGAATCTTGTTGGTCGCCATTTACGACCTCGGATTCAAGTAGCCGCCGTTCAGCGCGGTTTTTACCTTCGCCGACCATGACAGTTCGAACACGCGCTCGACTGATTGCCCGAGGCGGTTGAACTGGACGATAGTTCCGAACTTGCCGTGCGCCCCCATACCGCGCGATACCGCGTTGCCCCATGAACGACCGCGGTCATCCGACCAGCGAAGGCGCGCAACGGGCTCATCTTGATCGACGGGAATCTCGCCAACTTCCATGTCAGCGATAAAGCAATCAAGGAAGATTTGCTTCTTTTCGTTCGACACTGCTGGCCACGAACGGACATGCAGCATGTCTTGGCCTGCGTCGTCCACCGCATCGGGCGTCATCTGGTACAAGTCGCCGGTTTCCCAATCGCCCACCAGACGCATGCCCTTGTACAGCGTGTAGCAGGCGCTGCGGTGCCGATGCAGCAATCCGCTGTCGTCAAGCCAAAGGCGCTCATGCCATTGGTTTGTCGCGAGGTCGAATACCCATGTCTTGTCCGCGCCAGGGAAAGTCAGCACGTAGAAAATATGACCTTCGTCCTCGTAGCAATAGCCTTGCGCGTCGGCGAGAGTCGCATATTTGCGCAACTCTTGTTCGAGCGCGTGCGTCGAGATGCGTAGCGCCGTCGTGTCGCTGGTACGGAAGATCATCCCTTCCGGCGCGACCCAATAGATCGACGTATCGTATTTGGCGATCGACGCTGCAGCCGCGCACCCGTGTTCAATGAATACGCCTGGATCGCGCACGAACGCGAAGTCGGCAGCGCCGGCGTTGTACCAGAATTCCGTTGTTTTCTCGCCGAATATCCAGATTCGCCGATTGACAACCGCGCAGGCCACAGTCTTATCCGGCGCACCATTCTTCGACGCGATATCGAGCGGGTCAAACGTCACAGCCAACGCGCCGCTTACATAGAACTGCCGCGTCGTCGGCTGATTGAAGATCATGAAATCGTCGATCACGTCAACGCGGCTCGACCCGTAGAAAGCCGCATCGGAGATGAAATTAAATTCGTGCGTTTCAAGATCAATGGTTGCGCCGTTCGGAGATCCATCGACCACTACGAGCGTAATGCTGTTGTCATTCATCGAAACAAAGCCTGCACTCGTCGCAAGCAAGCCAAGTTGCTCAAACGTCCAGTTAGCCGAATTGATCACGTAAAGCGCGCTACCCGCGACGCCGAACAACTCACCGTTGCTTGCCGTGAACAGGCCGCGCCATCCAAGCGTCGGCGCAGTCCCGAGCTTCACAAGACCGGGCGTGGTCTGATGCGTGGTCGGAAACTCCGAATCCGCAGGGTTCTGCTCAAGATAGAGGTTGACGCACCGTTGCGCGCCCGCAATGAGGCTACGCGCTTCATATGCGCCGGTGAGCAATGGCTGTTTCATGGATACCACCAGCCGTAATCGTTGCCGAGAAGACCCCAGCAGTGCATGTGTAGGCGCCGCGTCACGACGTAGCCATAACAGAGCGTCGTGCGCAAGTTGCTGCCATCCGTCATGACGATGCGAAACGACTGGCGCGGGATGCGATACGGACCGGGCGTGTCGTCGAAGGTGAAGACGTTGCCGACAGCCGTTGCCGTGTTCGACGGATAGCCGCCGTGCTCGAACGTGAGCGTCATGCCAACAAGCGTGAGCGGATCGACGGTCGTATCGGCTTCGTCGGCATACACGTCCACGATCAGCCGGTAATCATCGCCCGCGTTGATCTCGAAGTCGCGTTGTTGCGCGGGCGTGTTCAGCGCGACGGAGAACCGAATGTCCATCAGAAGTACTCCGTTCGCGTGGTTTCGCCCGATTTAGGCGTATTGATCAGGCTCGTGATTTCGCCCTGACCGTAAGCCCATCCATTCGGGAATGACGTGCCAAAGTCATCGGCACACAAGAAGGCCGCCATGTACACGTATGCGACCTCTGCAGCCTCCGGAAGCTCTTGCAGGGACCAGCGCACTCGTTCGTCCTTGCGAAGGCTTGCATGCACTTCTGTGAGGGCTTGTTTTGCCACTGCGATATCATCCGCATTCGCAGACTGACCCACGCCGAGCACTTTCAGCTTTTGGAGTACGCGAGTCGCGAGATCGGTCTGCGTGGCGGCCATTTACTGGACTCCATCCTGCGGGGCAGGCTGCTGCTCGGCGGGCGTGAGCAAGCCATTCAACCGGGCGATCTCTGCCTGATCTGCGGCGTGCTGTTCTTCCCAACCTTTTTTCAGCGCATCAGCGTTGTCCTTCACTTGCTGAGCGAAATCGGCCTGCATCTTTGCGATCTCGTCGGCATGTGCTGCACGCTCAGCAGCAAGCGCGTCTTCCGTTGCGACCGATGCCGCTGGATCGTCAGCGTTGACGCCGGTTGCATCGAAATACGGGTTATCGGCGAACCGCTTGGCCGTATCCATATCGACTTCCGTTGCTTCGCCGCGAACCAGCGTGTACTGACCGAGCGTGACCTGATCGAGGTCGCCGTTATAGGTCAGCTTGGCCGTTTCCTGCTTCTTTGCCTTTGCCATGATTTCTCCTTGGGCGAGGCGACCTAAGCCGCCCCGCGCGCCGCTTAGGTGTTGCGCGGCAGGTAGCTAACGATCAGCGTCACGACGTCGCCGATAGCACCACCGGCGGCCGTTGCAACGAACTGGACTTTTTCCTTCACCGTCACCACGTACGGCGTGAACGGAACCGTGTTAAACGCGCTCGGATTGCTCGTCGTGCCGAGGTTGCCGGCGGGGCCGTTCACCTTCACGACCGAATAGATGATTGCGCCGGTCTGAACGTCAGGACCGAGGATCACATCGCTGATTGCCATCGCGGCGGTGAGCGTGATCTGACGGATCACGACGGACGGCGATTGGCCCGGACCGGGGCCTGCCATGTTCGTCGTTACGCCAGCGGGCGGAATTGCTTGAAGCGTTGCCATGGTTGCTCCTTATGCGTCGCCAACGGCGGCGGTGTAGATGGTGAAGACGCCAGCGTCCACGAGCGAATCCGTATCATTCGCGCCGATACCGAATTGCAGCTTCGAGATGCCACGGATTTCCTGGATGCCGACGCCATGCCGGAAGTTGTAATCGCGATCGTCCGTCGTGGACTTCGTGCGTTGCGCCCACACAGCACCGAGCGCTTGAGCACCACACATGTACGACGGGCCGACCTGAATGCCACCCGCGCCAGCGGCGAGGTATTGATTCAGTTCGGGGATTTCGCGAATGATCACGCCGTCATAGACGAGATCGCCGCCGGTGAAGATCGGGTTGGTTGCAACGTCGCGCTCACGAGCGTCACGGTTTGCTTGAGCCATCACCGGATCGTTTTGCAGATCGCGGAAGGCGTAGCTGTTCGTGAACATCATGTACCACTCTTGACCCGAACCGTCCTTCACTTGGTACGGACGAATGGCCGGCGTGTTGAAGCCGTTGGCGTTCGCAACCGAACCCGCCAGGCGCGCGCGGCGCTTAGCAAGCGTGATGGTCGCGGCCGTCATCTTGCCAGTCGTGTTATTGATCGTTGCCAGCGATGCAGCGGCGTCGCCCGTGTTGTTGCTGATCGAGTTGCCGAACAGCACGCGGTCGCTGTTTGCTGCAAGCCACGTGTTGCGCTGCGTGGCCGTTGCGTTGATGAACGGAATCGGCAAACCGGCGCCATTCAATGCAACTTGACCGAGCGAGTTGATGATGTCGTTGCGCCACAGTTCCATGATCCACGTCTTCAACGCACTCTTGGCCGTGTCGCGCATTTCGATGGCCGAGCGTTGCTCGTCCCAATCGGTCAGCACAACAGCGTTACGAATCGGCTGCACGACCACTTTGAGCGAACGCGTATCGAGCTCGTCTTCGTTGCCTTCCAGCACTTCGTTGCCGCGCACGCCCGTACCGCGTAGCTTGCGCACCGAGGCGAACACGACGCTGTCGCCCGGCTTGCGTTGCAGCGCATCCTTGAGCTGGATGATGGCGCCGTCGTCGGTGCCTTGATATGCGGAGAACTGGTTCTGCCGCACATATTCCATGAAGAACTGATCGTCCCACTGAGTGGGCGTCAAACCAGTCCGGATAGTTGAATCTGCCATTTCTTACCTCTTCAAGATATTGTCGAGCGGTGTGGGACCCGTCCACGTGGGCGCGCTACGCGGCCCTGCGGATCGAGCAGTCGCAAGTGATTTCGGGAGGTTGAGAGCCGCGTTCTGCGCTGCAGGCTGTTGGGTTTGAGTCTCGGCAGGTTGATTCTGCGCAGCTTCGAGTTCGGCCTTGATCTGGTCGCGCAACTTCTGTTGATACGCGGTCGGATCGTCGCCAATTTCGGCCAATGCCTGCAGCTTCACCGCTTGCTTGTACATCCAGTCGTACGGATGCTTCTGCTTCAGCGCTTCTGCATGCAATGCCGGGTTCTTGGCAACTTCAGCCTTGAACAACTCGAACTTCTCGTCGAGATCGGGATACTTCTCCCGTGCCATCATTTCCGAAATGTCAAGCTTGTCGCTCAACCGCTGGACTTCTGGCGTGATCTCGATCTGTTGCTGCGGTTGCTGAGCCGGTTGATTGCGCAATTGCTCCATCTGCGTTTGCACAGCCTTCAACTGCTCTTCGAACCGAACTGCCTTTTCCTTCCAGTCCTGACGCCCTTTGCGTTCTTCCTCCAAAGCCTTCAACGGAACAGTCTTGTCGTGTCCTGGCGCCGCTGGCGCACCATCGCCTTCTTCAACGCCTTCAACTGCTGCAGGCGCCGCTTCTGGCGTTTCAGCCGTGTGTTCTGTCGTGCCCTTGTCAATTGCTCCATCAGCGGTATCGACATGAGCGACTTCTCCACTTAGAACTTCGTCCAAACTTGCCATTTCCAGCCCCCTTCAAACGCCCGAAATATGTGCGGCGGCCACGTTTAACGCCCGACACCCCGGCGGCAGGTCAAACAAAATCGTTACTCGTATTCAGATGGCGCAGGCGCGCGTTGTGAATCACTGATCGACTTGATCGCGGCGGCTTGTGCTTGACCCGTCTGAGCCTTGATGTGGTCGATCTTTGCGGACTGCTCGAGCGAATCGAGGTATTGCTGATACGGCGTGCTCTGCTCTTGCGGCTGCGCTTGCTGCTCGGGCTGCTCCGGCATGCTTTCCTTGCGAGCCAATGCGAGCGCGTGCTCGGCTTGTGCGCCTTTGAGCTGAGCCGCGGCTTGAACGTCCTGATCCTTGACCGCTTGCGACTGCTGCGCGACCTGCTGTGCCTGCGCTTGCTGTTGCGCGGCCTGTTGCTTGGCCTGATCCAGCATCTCGATCAGCTTGTCCTTGTTGCGCAGTGAAGACGCTTGGATGATCACTTCCGGCGGGAACGGGATGCCCGACTGTGCAAGCTGCGCCAGTTGTTGGAACTGCTCGGCCTGGCTATTCGCCACATCCGGACCTTCGTCGAGCGTGATATCGACGTCCAGACCCGCAATGTCGTTATCCATGCGCACGATCTGATCGAGGCGCGGATCATTCGGCTGAAGCTGCATTTGCTGCGCGTACTGAGCGGCCTGATCCGGCGGCAATTGGCTCAGCGCATCGGCGAGCGTGACCGGCTGATTCAGGCCGACCCATTTGGCGTTCTTTTCATCGTCCGTGACGCGAATCCATTTCTCTTCGGTCCAGAACTGACGCACACGCAGCCATGCAGCCTCGTAGACCTGCTTCGTCCACTGTTTCAGGTCATCGATGATCGGCTCGACTTCAATCTGTCCACCGGCCTGCTGCGCAGTGATAGCGCGGCCTGACTGCGTGCGCGGGTCTTTGCCGGCCATCGCTGCATTCGGCCCGCTTGACTGCATTTCGCCTGTCGCGTGCTGAAGCAACTCCATCTGCGCGCTTGCCATGTCGCCAGTCGGCAGAATCCCGAAGTCTTCGCCGAACTTGCCGTTTGCCTCGACTTCGATGTGGCCGTCAGGTTTCGCCATCTCGCGCTTGGCACGATCCACGTCCGCAATAGCCTGGCGATTGCCGAACGTCTGACGCACGTTCATCAAGTGCAGCGCTTTGGAGCGGCGCTTGTTGATCTCGTCTTGAATCGAGATCACGTCGCGCACCCATCCGTACCGATTGTTCTCACGGTCCACATAGGCGCTGCGCATGATCAGCGAGCACGCGGGCTTGTCTTCACGATCCATGTAGGGCGAAACGACGGGCTCGGTCAGATAGCCGCCCTTCGTCACCGTGGCAATCATCCACGTGCCTTTCCACTTGAACTGAATCTGAATAATGCGAACGCGCGTACGGCGGTTGTCGCTCCACGTGCTGAACTTCGGCCGATCGTCGTAGGTGTCGCTCAGCGAGGTTGATGCGAGCGTGCCTTCGATGGCTTCGGTGTAGTCGGGGAACGTTTCGAGCGCTTCGTCCTTGTCCATCCAGACCACGATGCCTTTGTATTTGGCGTCGCTGAAGTCTTTCTTGCGGCTATACGGGTCTGCAAAGGTGCGATCCCATGGAACACGCGTGATCAGCACTTCAACGCCGTCATGACCCTGTTCGACCGTCACATCGCCAGCGCCCGAGCCTTCAACCAGCATGTCCTCATACACATCCGAGCGCGTCACGTCGAATTCGTTGCGGTCTGCCACATAGCGCAGTGCGTCGGTCGCGGCTTCGCTCAGCTGATCGTCGTCAGGATTGCGCGGGAAAGCCTTTGGATCGCTGCGCATGCGGCGCTCGAAGCCTCGGAGGTACTCAACCTTGCGCTTGACGTAATTAATCGTGAGAGCGGGCTGTCCACGCTTGCGAAGGATGGCGAGCTCGCGCTCGGTCCACTGGCTGCCGTCGTAATAGTCGCGGTCACGTTCGGACAGACGACGCGCGTCCATCGTCATTTGCTCGGCTTCCTCGAACCAGCGGCACAGCACGGACGCATCCGGCGCATCGACCGGCGCGGCGACTTGCGTGTTGTCTACCGGCGCAGTCACAGCAGCGAGGATTGGATTCTGTGCGGCGGGCTGAACCGGCATTTGCAGTACTGTCGCCATCAGGCCACCTTCCAGTCTTGGACTTCGCCGCTTTCACGGTTGAATGCTGCGTCCCATCGATCACGCACGACGGGTCGTTGCTCTTTGACCGGGAGGATTGCCGGATGCACGTCATCGAGCGCCATACCGAGCAGCGCCGCGGTATCCACGTCGTCATCGTTCTTGCCAGTGGGGAATGCGAGGAATTCGTCGATGTTGGCGCCAGGCTCGAAGTAGACGCCGCCCATTGCCATGCGCGCCTGGATGCCGCGCGCACTTGCTGCCTTGTTGGAACCACGTGTGAGCCATTCAACGCGGCAGAAGACTTTGCGCTCGCGCATACGGCGGATCAGCATCGGTTCGATCGAGCGGCGAATCACGCCCGTTTCACCGAACCATGCGATCGGCTTCCACTTCGCCATCAGGTCAAGCTTCTTGTCGATCCAGACTTCGGACGTGGTCTGTCCGCGCCAGCCGTCCAACCGGTAAATGTCACCGTTCGGCACGATGCCCCACACGCGATGCACGGTGTAGTCGCCCATGCCTTCGGACACGGCGTAGTCACTCGTGCCGTAGATCGCCATGTTCGTGGGCTGAACCTGCCAGTTCTGGAACCACGAGCGCTGAAAGAACGTGCCTTCATCCGGCGCCGGCCGCTGCTGATAGAGCGCTGACCAGTCGCGAGCCATGATGTCGCGCTTCGTGCGGTGCAGAGATTCGAGCGGATACCACTGCGGCCACAGCGCTTGCTCGTTGTCCGTGTTCTCGTGTTTGATCGCGGGCAGTTCGACAACCTTCCAATCACCGCTGTTCTGCTCAAGCAAGCGCCCGGCGAGATCATCCTCATGCCAGCGCGTAAGCACCAATACGATCGCAGCACCAGGCATCAGACGGGTCCGAAGCGTCGATGAGTACCAACGCCATACCGTCTCGCGCCGGGTCTCGCTATCGGCTTCCTCGCGGTTCTTGAATGGATCGTCGATGATCGCCAGATGCGCCCCACGGCCAGTCACCGGACCGCCAACGCCGACATAAGCCGAAATGCCGTTCTGGTTCGTGCGCCATACGTTGGCCGCACGCGAGTCGTTGCTGAGCGTCGTGCCGGGGAATACGTTGCGATAGAGCGGATCAATCACGATCTGGCGGACGTCGCGGCCAAAGTCGAGCGCGAAGTCACCCGAATAGGTGGCGCAGATCAGTTGGTGGTTTGGATGTTTGCCGAGATACCAGGCAGGAAAGCGGCGCGATGCCAGCTCAGACTTCGTGTGACGCGGCGGAGCGAAGATCATCAGCCGATCCACTTCGCCGCGTTCCACAGCCTCAAGCTCGTTCGCGATGATGCGGTGGTGCTCGCCCACTTCGAAGTCTGGCTTCGTGTAGGTCGTGAAGTCGATCAAGCTCCGACGAGCCGATCGACGCGCGAGCAGCTCTTCAGCGGCGTCGGCTAACGATATCGGCAAGTTCTTCATCGGTCAGGTCTTGAGCGTAGGAATGTTCGTGCTGAATCGGACCTTCGTCCGGGCCGCTGATGGGTTGAACCGACTTTCCGTATCCACGATCGAGCAACTCACGCGCAGCAGACACGCGGGCCGCTTCAGGCTTTGTCTCGTCTTTGGCAATCGCAGAAAGCACTTCGATCATTGCTGCTCCATGCTGGCGCGCGAGAGTCTTAACCTCGGCTGTCGCGTGGTTCTGCTGGCCTTTGACGCGTCCGCCTGTTTTCGGCAATCCCTTGGGACGTGGCATTTAACTATCGATCCGTTTCTACAATTGATTAGATGCATTGCGCTTCAAACTTGCGTTGAAATAGAGAATAGCTATCGAAAGCGCCAAGATATTGGACGAATGGCTAATTTCGGACGGAAATTGTGAGGAATTTGTGAATTGTTGGCGCTTCGTCACGATCACGGCCGGTTTTGATCGACCAATGACGCACGAGACACATGCCGATGGAGTGGGAAGGCTCGACGCCATTGCGATATGCGCCGAGAGAACTGCGGGGAATGGAGGTAATTGCGGAGAGTTGCGACAGCGAGCCATCACGGGTCAGGTCCGTGATTACGCGGAACCAATCAATCGCGACGTCCGGTTTGTTGCTCATTCATTGCGCGGAAGGTGAGTTGATACGGGAGGGTGGCCGCTTACGGTCGGCCAGTCGGGCTGCTCTGTTACTTGCTGCGCTCCGCATCCTTCAGCGCCTGGTTCAAATCCCGTGCGCTCTGATCCACTTCCGCGCCCTTGGCAACGAGCGCAGGCACTTCGGCTTTCGTTATCTCGTGGGCTGTCGAGCTGTAGAGCGCGGTCACGGTGTTGCGTTGCGGATCGAAATAAAGTCGGTTTTCGGCCATGGCTTATCCCGGATAGCGAGCGTTGATTTCAGGGTCGCTTAACTCTTCGCCGACCGCCTCATACGTCGCCGCAAAAATGCCCGGCTTGCATGGGTAAAGCTCGCCTTCTACCCCTTGGATAATCCAATCGCCTCGCTCAGCGCGCATTACACCTTCAAGCGTATGGATGTCCGCGTGATCAAAGGGCTGCTTCCAACCCTCCGTGCCGTCATTTTTGGCATGCGTGATAACGGAATTTTTTGACACGGCGTCATGGAGCCAGTCCGGATAAAACCGGTCCGATCCGACTTGGAACGCTTCGACGACAACGGGCTTCTTGCGGAACTGAGGCATGTGCTTCTCCTTGGGTTAAACGTCGAGCGGATCAGCCACGCGTACGGGCTGCGTAACCGGCGCTATGGGCTTGATCTGGTTAAGTTGGTTCTGCGCTGTCACCGCGACGCCGAGAGCCGACCATGCGTGCGATGAGACGCCGTAAAGCGGCCCCGGCATGCTCTTCGTGCCGATCTGTGGTGTCTTGCCGCCACCCGTTGCCGGGAATATGTCGAGCAGCGCCTGGCGAATGTTTGCGTCCTTGGCCTTAGATGTGCCGCACAGGTGCAACTTCACGTCTTTGCGGTAGACAAGACGCACCGCATCAGGATTTTTCGCGGCCTGCTTGAAGCGTCCAATCCATACGCACGTTTCGAATACTTCGCGGCCAACAGCCATGCCATAGCTAGCGATCATCTCGATGGCGAGATGGAAGTCTGGACTGTCACCGACCATAGCCAACATGTCGTCGTTCGGAATCACGCCCGATTCCCATACTTCTCCGTTACGGTTCAGGTAGCAGTAACCGCTTTGCGTCGTTCCTGGATCGATTGCGAGGATCACGCTTTCAACTCCCGATAAATCGCTGCGATGTAGTCGAGCGTCGGCTGATCGAGCGGACAGCCCAGATCAACCCAACGCGACATGCTTTGCTCGAACTGCGCTTCCGTCATGTGCTCGAGCGCGAGAGCATCACGGTCTGCAAGCGCGTTCATTTCCCCACCTTCGACCAGTCGCGTGCGCGGATGCCAAGGGCAAGCCAGAGGATTTCTTCGGGTGTCATTGATCGTCCTCCGTCTCGGGATCGGGTTGGGCTTCCCAATCTTCAAAAGCTTTCGCGTCTTTTTCACGCTGATCTTGCGGCCCACGCCCTGCGGCGTAATCGACTAATAGCCGCGGTATCAAGCTTCGAACATCGATCCAGTCTTCAGACGGCATGATTCAGCACTCCCTCGAGCGTGGAATATTGGAAATACGGCTTTGGATGCCAGTGCGGCGATTGCTTGAAATGCAGGCACGAGCGGTCGAACCAGAGACGAAGAACAGGCTCGAGTCCGGTTGCGCGCTGCTTGAGGCAATGAATCTCGGCGTCGCGATCGCCTTCGCCGGCGGCTTCGCCTTTCACTTCCTTGCCCTTGTTGCGCCACACCGAAAACACGTTATCGGGTAAGTCTGAGAGCGCAGCGCCACCGCGAATATCCATCTTCCCCGGCGCGCGGCTTTCGTCTTGGCCCTTGCGCGCATGAGCCACAAGGTGGACATGCACGTTGAATTCGTTTTTGAAGTCGCAAAGCGCGTCGATGAATTTCTTCTGACCGGTGTAGTCGTCTTCCGCCATTCCACATTTCAGCAGCGAATCGACCACGAAATGCGTTACCCGATAGCGTTTTGCTGCATATCTGAACGATTCAAATAGGCTCGCGATATCGGCGTTCCCAACCTTGTCGAAGATCCACAGCGCGCCGTCGAGCCATTCGTTCGCTGCTCGAGCAAACCCCGGTGTCGGTTTCGACGTGGCGCAAGCCTGCTGCGTCAGCCGGTGAAGCAATACTTTCGGTTTGATTTCGCCCGAGAACACGCAAATGCGCTCGCCCTGCTTGATCAAATCGACCATGACGTGTCCGAGCAGGTCGCTCTTCCCGTGGCCATTGATCCCGGTCCACAGCGAAAGCTCGGAAGGGCGCAACCGTACGCGGTCAAGCATTGAGGGCCAAGGAAGCGTCGCGCCCGTCTCGGATACCGGTGCGCCTTCGAACATCGCAAGCACTTCGTCGATGTAGGACAGCGGCGTGCGCAGATCGGTGGGTTCAATCCGCTTTGCCGCGGCGACCGCTTCAACGATCTCTTCTTGCGTCACGCCTTGCTGCAATGCCTCGTTCGCATCCTTGAGCCGAAACCCCACGATCCGGCAACGCTCGAGACCAAGCCGAGCGGCGACTTCCTTTGCGCCTTTCTGGCCGGCTTCGTCGTTATCGAACCAGAGGAAAATCTCCTGGAAGCGCTCGAGCCGGTCGAAATCGCTGTCGATCCACTGGTGGTTGCCGGCGCCCTGGTTGACCGAAAGCGCATCGAAACCGTACTGGTGCAGGCTCATTGCGTCGATCTCGCCTTCCACGATCAACACGGCCTTACAGTCTTCCTCGATCAGGTCCCACCCGAACAAGCACGGCTCAGCTTCTTTCGCCTGCCACGTGCGCTTCTTGCCGTTCGGCTCGCGGTGCAGCGCCAAGTGCTTGATGTTGACAAGCTCGCCGTCACGCATGAACGGGAAAATGATCGCGTCGTCTTCCCGAGTCGAATGCACCTTGAATTTTTCAATCGTCTCGACCGTCAGGCCGCGAACTCGAGTCAAGTAATCGAGCACTTCGCCCTGCGGCTTTTTCTTCGGCGGCGGCGCCGGGCGTTGGAATGCTTTCGTGGGGGCGGTGAATTGCGGAGCCGAAACGCCGAGATAATCGCGACACGCTTCGAACGCTTCCTTGGCCGTCAAGCCCCGAGTCATCGCCCACAAGTCGATCAAATCGCCGGCATCGCCCGTTGCGAAGTCCTTCCACAAACCGGCCTTGTTGCCGTTAATCCGAACCTTGAGTGATTCGCCCGCTTCGCCGCCAATGCTGCCGGCACAGAATTCCGGACCTTTACGCTTGCCGTTCGGCAGCAGCATTGCAGCGACCGTTTCCGCTTCCTGCGCCAACCGTTGAGAGATTTCTTGCCAGTTCATTTTTGTCCTCAGTTCACGTATCGAGCGTCTTTTCCGTTGATGCCGCCGCCTGCATTGCCGTCGTGCTTGATCGGGTAAAACGTGTCCCATGCATGCAGCACCGTCTGCTCGATAACCTGCCCGGGATCATTGCCGGCGCTTTTGAGTTCAGCGAGCTTCGATACCGCTAGATCCCTCGCTCGATCCGTAAGCGGTTTTTTTCGCTTCACTCGCATCTGCTCGAAGTCTTTCCATGCTTCAGCGGGCACCCAATCGGGCGCAGCCCATGGGGTTTTAGGTTCTTTCTTCTCTTCTCTTCTCTTCTCTTCTCTAGGTAACGCAGTACTAACGGTCTCACCGTTACCTAAATCGTCAATTGGTAACGATTGTTGCGTTACCTGAGCGTTACCTTTGTGCTTTGCTACTCTTTGAGCAGTCTGCAAACGGGTCTTTGCGGACGCTCCGTTGTGCTCCTCAAACCGAGCTATGACTACGCCGTTTTCATCTCCGGAAAGCCAGCCAATAGAGATAAGCGCGTCTCCGAATCCCTTAATGCCGGTCTTACGATCGATCGATCGACTTGTCAGCCCAAGCAGTGCTCCATCCTCTGAATGCTGATCCGCAGTGGCCCAAAGCCAGTAAAGGCCGCCGATGATTTGGGCCTCGCCTGATTCGGTCAGGTCACACAACTTGGCGACCCGGGGATCGTCCCAAAGGTTGCTGCGCATCTTGATCCAGTCGCCTGCCATTTATTGCCCCTTCAAATCGAACCGATAAAACAGCTTTTCGACAGTCCTGCTCGAGATCCAACCGTGGTTGTAGGCATGCATGACAGCGCGCTTGATAAGCGTTCTCAGTCCCATGTCAGTTGCTCCACTGTTTTCAGCCCGTCCATGCGCTCGCGCGCCAGATGCATCAGCGCCGCAACGGTGTCGCGTGGAAAGCATTGATATTCAATCGGCACGCATTTGACGCCGGCCGCAGCCAGGACCTTGCATGCGCGTTCCAGATCGCCTTCTCCGCAAAAGCGCGAGACGGTAGGCGCTGAAACCCCGATTTCATCAGCGATCTTGTTTTGGCCGGTCAGCGAAATCCGATGTAAGGCAACGCTTAAATTCTTGCGTGCCAATTCACCGGGTAACGGCGAGACTGTTTCCACGACGAACCCCGTATAGGTGTTTTTCTTG